CGAGCCAAATGCTCACGCGCCTCAACCGTTGTCGTTGGATAAGCTGGGTAGGTGACAACACTGACATCTCCGTCAGACAATGACACTTCGGTAAGAGTGCGCTCGCTGCGGTCTTTGTTAAACTTCTGTCGTATCACGCGGAAGGCGAAACTCATCTGATCGACGTCGCCTCGCTCAATGAGTGTGTAGAGATCTCGAGCTTCGTTTGTGTCGGGCAGCTCTGCGTCAAATCGCAAGCCGACCTCGTCCTCGGTTAAAGTAAGTGTGCCATTCTTAGTGCGTGCCAGCGGCAAGCCTTCATGGTTGATTAACAAGCGCACATCAGGAGTCTCGCTTAGGGTTTTACGAAAAGCGCCAGGTGCGATGTACTCGATGAAAGGTAGCGGCACGCTTGCGTTATTAAACACAGCAGCGTAGCCCGACAAGCGCATTTTGCCGTCGTCCTCTTTTCGTGTTTCCACGTTTCGCACTGTGTAGGTACGACGTTCGATCTTTTTCATCTTGCTCCTATCGTCCCCGACGGTTGTTCGTTGGCCAACTTCGCCCCCAGGCTCCATATCCTCAGAGATAGAGACTGCGACCATTTGGTCAATCGCGTCTTGTTTGTTGTCGTGGCAGCCTATTGTTGTGTAGCTGCCGTCTGATTCTTGCATTACAGTTGCCCAGTTTGAGCAGTCGCTCTGTTGGTCCGAAATGTAATATGGCATTATTTAACCTCATAGACCGCAAGTGGGTCTTCAGGGTCAATCGTTGAGACTTGCTGCAGCTGGCCAGTTGGAACGCCCGTGTGGTCCATAGGCGGCAAACCAATCGCTTCAAGCACTGATTTCGGCTCGAAGCCGACTTGAATTAAGTTAGTAGCGATTTCGGTGCGCAACTTCAAACCGACGTCTTTTGCGTCAGACGCGTCAATGTTTTGCAGTGGAACTCGGTACTGATCTCCAGCTTCGCCCAATGGGCTCAGGTCTTCAACGGCTCTAACGTCATTGAGTGACAAGAAGCCCTCGTTAAGTCCTTTGGTGTAAGCCTCGTAGCGCTCAAGTGTGGTGCCGCGAAGCAGTGCATCAAGGTTGAACTTAATAAAGCCGTCAGGCTCAGGCAAAAGAGGTGAAAGTGCTTGCTCTAAACGCTCCAAAAGTGGGCGCAGCGAATGTTGAACAAAAGACAGGTTCTGAGCTTCAACTGATGCAAAGCTCATGGCTCCAGCTACTGGGTGGCCAAGCAGTGAAATCGGCACACGGAAAAGGCGGGCGATTTCTTCAACTCCGAAACGCCTAACTTCAAGAAGTTGCGCGTCGGCGGCGTTAAGTGTGAGTGGCTTAAACGAAGCGCCACCAGTAAGAACGCCAAGCTTGCCAGCTCGGTAAGGGCCTGAGTGTGAAAGGTTCCAGTTGCGAGCGATGTCGGAGATCTGTTCCTCGGTCAACTCGGTTGGGGCTTCAATGACGCCGCCAGGGTTGGCAGCGTTGCCAAAGTAGCTAGCCGCGTAAACCTCGGCTGCCATCGCAGAGCCTAAAGTAATGCGAGCCGCGCCGATTGGACCAAGACCTAAAAGCTGGCCTGGAAGTTTGAACATCGGAATATGGAGCATCTCGCGCTTGGTCAGAATCATGGTCTTGACTTCTTGCGTAACAGACTGCATGTCCTCGTAAACCACGCCGCCTGGCTGAATGCCGATAGTTACTTCGTAAATGACTTCTGCATTTGGGTCAGGGCGTCGAATGCGAACGTTTAGCGGGTTCACAGCGTAGAGTTCAACAACATCGCCAAGGTCGTCGCGCACTGTGATGATAAAGGCGTTGCCGTGTAAGTTCAAAGACGAGATCACTTGCTCGTAGAAATCCAAGCGGGTGCAATCTGGGTTTGGCTTGTTTACCCAAGCTGGTTGCTCGCCATAGACTGCGGCGTACGGGATTCGGTTGCGGCCGCGGCGAACGTAAGCGCCAAGCGGCAAAGATGAGATGGTGTCGCCCAAAAGGCGAACACAAGCGTAAACGGTGGACATGCGAATCGCAGACTCAGCATTAACATCAACACCAGCTGGGGTTGCGTAAGCTGGCCGTGAAGGGATAAGCGGCTCCATGAACATGTTCTGAGCGCGTTGCTCACCTGCTGCTCGCAGTCTTTTCGATAAGCTCATCTAGTTGCCTTTCGTAATAAGCGCTTTTTTGTAAAAGGCCATGTTCTCTTGGAGTCTGTCAATCCACGGCGCAAGTGCCGCGGCTTTTTTGCCGTGTTCGATCGCTTCGCTTGGTTTATTCATGTTGTGACATGCTATCGCAATCAGGTCGTGTGGTAGGTAGCCCCAAGCGTCTGACTCGTTCAGGTATTCAAGCGGTTGCTCGGTTATTCTCAGCGCTGCGTGTGCGGTTGCGTAACAATCTAGCCACATGCTCTTTGAATAGTAATGCTGTGCGAGATCAACCCTGGCCTCTCGGCTGCCAGGAGACTCCGCGATTGCTTTCAGAAGCCAAGATTCTCGTTCAGCCTCTTCCATCTTTGCGAGGTACCTCATTGAGGCTGCTCGCTCGGGTTTCCACTGGGCCCTAGGTAGGCTCAGGTGGCGTTTAAACTCTTGAATCGCTTCGGGCCATTTGTTGTGAAAAAATAACTCTCTTGCGTTGTAAAAACAGTTGCGGTCGTCTGCTGGGTCTTCAAGCACTGACTGCGCTAGCAGTGCAGAGTATTGACTTCTAGATTTCGTGTCGTCAGGGTGGTGATAAATCTCAAGCTTAGTCCAATGCTGGACCTCGCTGCCTGTGCAGGTCAAGACTTCGTGCACTGGGTGCTTCCACCTGTAATTTCGCCTAGAGTGGATTTTGTCTCCACCATAAGTTAGGCCAGGAGAACCGTCAGGGTTCCAAGACCAAGTGTATTTGTACCTAGGTCGCGTCACTTGCGGGTCTAGTGACTCCAGCTCTTGGCGCCAGCCAGGCTGCAGCTCCTCGTCCATGTCAAGTGCTATGCAGTAGTCAATGTCCAGCGGTAGCGCCGCGAGCGCTGCGTTCCTTGCGTCATCAAAGCGCCAAGGCCTAACGGCTATTTTGATCACGTTGATGCCGAGATTCTCGGCGTATTTAATTGTTAGATCTGTAGAGCCAGTGTCTGCTATGAGCAGGTAGTCTGCCTCTTTTGCGCTTTTGTACCAGCGTTCGACAAAGGCTTGCTCGTTTAGTGCGATTGTGTAAACTGCAATCTTCATTGGTCCCCCGAATCAGATTTAAAGCGTTGGTGTGTTTTCTTCAGCTTCAGGATTATCAAGCCACTTTAAGTAGCGTTGATAGTCCGAGTTGGCTGGGTCTAAGGGTATCCAAAAAATGTTCCCATTACTATCAGTTTTCTTAATAACTGGTTGTGATGGCGCTTCTATTTGAACTTCTTCATATTGTGTCATTTTACAACTCCGCTATGTATTCTAAATAACTATCAGTAACACTTGGGCTTGATAAAATAGCCGTAGCATTATTTGCCGTCAAAGGAGTTCCCGAAACCGCAAGTTGAAAAGAAGCATTGTTTTTGTTTAATCCAACACTTGCTATAGATGTTCCAGCATAATCGCTATTAGTCCAAACGCTAAACTTAGAAGCCACAGATGAACCAAAAGTGGGAGTGTTTCGCATTGTAATTGGGAAAAATACTGTTCCTCTAGCCGCCGAAGAACTCCAATTACGACTAATGCAATAAGGAGTATCACCAAGTTCTATAGCAAATCGCCAGTAATATCGCTGACACAATGCCAACTCCCCGCCGATTGAGCCGCTTGCAGTCTCAAACGCCGTTGCAACCGACCCCGCTTCAACTTGCCAACCCCAAATGTCAAGAGTATTTCCGTTAGTTAAATTTTGGGAAATTGTTGCCTGTATGTACGAATTAGCACCAATAGTTTTACCTGATATGCTCGGAATAGCAAATTGCAGAGAAAATCTTTGCCAACTTGCTGTTGTATTAATTGTTTGAGCAGTTAATCCAACAGTGCTTGAACCGCCCGAACCAAAGTTTTGTTGGAAATTAACTGTTTGCGTTCTGTTAGAGTCAGATTTAGCATAAAAAGAAATTGTTACAGTTGTATTAGCAAAAGTTCCTACATTCTCGATTCTTTGCTGAACTCCTACTTCCGTTGCTGATCCCACTGTAGTAAGAACTCCGCGCCAAAAATACGGTGAATTGTATCCACTAACAGGTTCACTTCCTGGAGTAAATGTTTGCCTGCTTACAACATAAGTAGTGGGAACTGCAGCGACATAAAAAGTTCTCCACCTATCGGCTGTATAGCTTCCTGCTCCAGGTGGGCTAAAAGTTGTATCGCGTTGCCAAACACCAAAGTCACCGTTGATGATTTTGTTCTTCCCCGCAACAAACGGTGCCACCGCCCCGCCCGAGTTGTCTTGGGTATCAGCTGTGTCGCGGGCACGTGTCATTAGAGCGCTGCAATCTCTTCTGCAGTCAAGCCAAGAGCTGCGAGTTTCGCTTCAGCTGACGCTTTGGCTGCGGCCTTTGCTTTATCTTCGGCATCTTGTTCTGCTT